GACGAGAAGGCATGGTGGCAGAGCAGGACGATTATCGGAATCGTCGTTATGCTACTTGCTCAAGTCTTGAAGTGGCTCAATGTTGATATAGTCAACGAGGAGTTGACCGACATCGTTACTCTAGCAATGGAAAGCATCGGTGCAGCATTGGCTATTTACGGGCGCGTAAAGGCCCGTAAAACGATTCGCAGGACTAAACCCGGTGGTCAGTTCAATCCGAATGCAGAAGTGCGTAAAGCCAAGCCTGTGCGAAGCAAGCTACTCGGTCTGTTTATTCTTCTTCTTTCCTTCAACTGCTACGCTCAAGCCTACCCATCGCATGTGTGGTATGAGAATCCAATTAGGTTCAATGCGATTGTTGACGACAGACACTTTCTAATTCGCTTACTGGATAGCCTGTGGGTCAGCGTTAGCGTTCTTCCTATTAAGGGCGAGATCAAAGGCTCGGCTGATTTCTGATATGGCTACCGAGGCAGAACGGCTAGAGATGGGAGACTTCATTCTGAAGTCCGAGGCTCGTAAGGACAAGCTGGGCAGGCTTAAAGTTTATCCACTACCCAAGGCTGATGGTGGCGGCACATTTGAAGTTGCAGGCATCAACGATAGATACCACCCCAAAGCTGCAACGCACCTCAAGAATCTCATCGACAACAACCGTCATTCACAAGCAGAGAGCTTCGCCAAGAAGTATCTTGTTGAATACACCGATGTCGTTAAGGCGTGGACTGAACTGGCTCCGCTAGAAGCATTCCTCCGTGATACTGCATTTAACCGAGGACCGAAAGGCGCCTTGCGAATCTTACAGATTGCTCTAGGCATTGCTGATGATGGCAAGTTTGGACCTGTAACAAAAGCAACTCTAGCTAAAGCAGCAAAGAATGTGGCATCACTTCTTGACAACCTGCGAAGTGCTAGGGAAACATACGAGATTCGTGTTGCTCCACCCGTTGGAGCTAGAGCAAAGTTTTGGGCTGGCTTGCAGAACAGATGGAACAATGCGTTAGAATTCAGTAAGAAGTTTATAGTTTAACAATAGAAACAAAATATATGGACCTAGAAAATAAAGCCCTGAAAGAAGCATTTAATAAAAAGTATTCCGGCGTAAAAACTGATGAGGAAGACTACAAGCGTTTCGCTAAAAAGTATTATGGCGAGCAGCCAGAAAGTATCTATAAAGAACCTTCATTGCTTGAGAAAGCAAAGCGCACGGTAAAGGGGGCTATTGATGTCAATGTTGGCCGCGCTAAAAGCGACTACGGCAGGATGCAGCGTGGATACCGCGAGCTTGACTTTTAATCCTGCATGACCAGCAAAGAATACAAGTTGTTAATCCTAGCGATGCTGTCTATGTCAGTATCGCTAACTGCACTTTACATGATTGCGAAGCTAGCATTTTATGAGTGATACCGAGAAGATGATTAAAGAGAACAAGAAGCTGAAAGAGATACTGAGGCAGTGCTTGAAGGCGCGGCAGATTAACCATGTGAGGCAGATCATTAGAGAGGCATTAAGCAATGAGCGAGGAAGAGATTGATGGACTTGTAGAAGCTGGCAATATCGACCTATTTAATAGGCCAGTCGTCAAGAATCCTGACGGCAGTATCAGCACAGTTAAATCAATCAGCTTTGATACAGACAGAGGCACAGTCCTAGTTCCAACAATCGCCGATGACGGCACGGTGATGGACCCAAAGGATGCCATTACTTATGCCATGAAGAACAAGAAGCATCTCGGCATCTTCAAGGATAGAATGGCTGCTGATAAATACGCTGAGTCACTTCACAATCAACAGGCGGAATTCTACAAGGAAAAACCAAAGGCAAATACTCTCCCATACGAAGAGCGTGTTCCGTATGAAGGTGAAGACAAGTTCTTCAAGTCAAGACCAGAGGTTGCAGGGATGGCTGCTGAAGATGACAAGATTGTAATGAACCCGTATAGCAATCTTAACAAGCAACAGCAAGATGCTGTAAGGAGAAACGAAGCATACCGAATCTATATGCGTCAGAATAAAATCGCTCCAGACTTTGATGTGAGTGAGGACCAAGCCAAGTTTTTTGAGAATACTGAATACGCTGGAAATCCTGAAGCAATGAGGCAGACAATAGCTGCTAGAATTTTGACCGGAGACAGAAGCGTTACTCCAACTGACAAGCAAATACAATGGGCGAAAGCCTTACAAAAGAAAGCAGGGTTCTAATATGTCACTACCTGAAAGAGTAAAAGCACAGATGAAAAGGCTCGGAATTTCGGCTGTTAATACTCCGAAGAAAACGCCCTCTCATAAAACGAAGAGCCACGCTGTTATGGCGTCTGAAAATGGAAAGTATAAATTGATTCGATTCGGACAACAGGGGGTGTCTGGATCACCAAAGCGTGAGGGTGAATCTGAAGCTGACAGGAAGAGGCGAGCGGCATTTAAGGCAAGGCATCAACGCAATATTTCTAAAGGGAAAATGTCTGCCGCGCATTGGGCGTCTGTGACCAAGTGGTAGCAATTTAGCTACTTACACAGGCATATAAAAATATCTTTTGACTTCTTAAAAGAATCTGCCATTCTAATACCGTGCGATTCAAACGGCTAACAGTCCGAATCAGTGATGAGCCTTGGAAGATTATCTTCAAGAAGCCTACTGAAGACGACTACATCGGTGTTGAGGATGACGACATCGGCCTTTGTGTCGCCGAAGACCGCAAGATATTTGTTGAGCCTGATCCAGACAGCGTTCTCTCTACCGCGCTTCACGAAGTCCTACATGCTGTATTCCCGCAGTTGAGCGAGGATGCTGTAATAGATGGCGAGGCTGCGCTGATGGACCTACTGAACAAGTTTCCGCAAGAACTATTACACACAAATGATACTCCCAAAACCCGGTAGCTGGTGGACCTTTCGCGGCAATGAACAAGGCTGCGGTAAGGACCAACAGGTTTGCATGTCTAGCCCTGAAGAAACGATAGCATGGGGGCATGGCTTTAGCTGGATCGGATCAACCGATATGTTCCTCAAAGTCTTTACTCCAACGGATGCAAAGCAGCATCCAGAATTAAAATAGGAAGGCAGGGTAACTCTATCTCGCTACGCTACGAACAGCAATACTCTCTGTGGAAGACTCGTAAATTCCTCCGTGATTTACTCCATCACACTACTAGGCCCAAGACCGTGACTGAGATTTCAGACCGAGCCTATAGCTGCCTGCGCCACTTCCCACACTTAGACGAGACTGGCAAACCAATCTTCAGCCAAGACGACTTTGAATGCCCAAAGATACCCAATGAAAGCTAAAACTAGCGAGCGGTTCCAGCCGTTCAACATCACAAAGAAATGGAAGAAGTGGATGGCGGTATCCTGCTCACACGGAGATCACATCGACCCAGAAGCTAGGGATGCTGTGCTTTCGTTCCAAAGTCGCTTTCGCCCTGACACGACGATCCATCTCGGAGACTTCGTGGACATGGCGGCTGCTAGGGGTGGTGCAATGTCAGACCCTAATGCTGCTGATCGTGCTGCGTCTGTAGCTGACGATCTTGCTGCGGGTGTAGATTTTCTGCAAGAGCTTAGACCGCAGCATATCCTTTACGGAAATCACGAGGACAGATTGTTTAAGTTGGCGCATTCTCCTAACGCCTTGGCTGCACACGCTGCGACTATTGTCATACAAGAGATTGAGGCTACCGCGAAGAAGCTAAAGGCTCGCACATACGAATACGACATTCGTTCACACTACACTCTTGGCGGTCATAAGTTCTTGCACGGCTACATGTTCAACATGTCGGCTATCCGAGATCATGCGGAGACATTTGGCAACTGCATCATGGGACACCTACACCGAGTAGGACAGGAGCCGGGAAGGACTCTGCAATCCGCTACCGCTTACTGCGTTGGAATGCTTATGAAGTTTGACGCTTCCTATGCAAAGACACGCAGAGCAACCTTAGCTTGGAGCCAAGGGTTTGGCTACGGCTACTACACAGACACACAAATAACCGTAAACCTATGCGAAAGAAAACCAAACAATCCTTGGATGTTGCCTCTGTAGCTGGAGCTTGGCAGGCATTTTTTGATGGGAACAAAATAGATGATGACGAGTCCTTGCGTAAAGCAGGATGGCTTGACATCTATACTGTTGCAGAAAAAGTAAACCTGTCGTCATGCACTCTTGGCCGGAACTCAGATAAATACGGCTTGATTACAAAGCTATTTAGAGTGTATCGCGGCGGTAAGGTTCGGCAGGTTAGGTATTGCAAACCTAAATAAGAAGGGGGCTTGCGCCCCCCTCTTAACCTATGAACTATGAACACACAAAAACACCGAACCAAAAGCTCGGCGTGTCGCAATATAACTATTGTTTAACCGTAGTCAATTTGTTTTCAGCGTAAACCGCTACAGCTAGTGCTGACCAAGTGTGTGACTTTAGCCCATAGGTTGGACCCTTGTCATCCTTAGTTCCCTGCGGTCCAACAATGTTCAGTAGTGCCTGCCGGATGTCTTTGTCTTTAGATCGCATCGTCTTACAGAGAAACATCTTGATGTCCTTCCTGTAGCACAAGAGCGTGTCAGTCCTAGCAACCTCTTCAAATCTTCCCACCCAGCGGCAGGTATCAAATACACTGGCGCCTACCGCCATGCCGTAGCTGGCTACCATTTCGCAGGCTACGATGTCGTATTCCCTACCAATCAGTAGTTGACGCATCTCGTAATTATTAAGATGTCCGTGGTCGATAACCTTCCCATCCCACTGCACGAATGCTGAGTCTGTAGGGCCGGGGTCTATTGCGAATATAGTCGTATCAAGTATCCGTTCTCCTTTGCCCACTTCGGATTGTCGTGAAGTTTTGTGTGACACAGGCGGCACACAGGCATCCAAGTTTCCGTATTGTTGAGGTTCTTTCCTCGCCTAGCCTTGTGGTGAATGTCTGTTGCTGCTTCTCCGCATATCTCGCAGAAGTGATTCAGCATAAAGTAATCATACCTAATCTTGGAGTATTCCTTTAGCTCCTTCCGGTGCTTATCGGACACCCTGTTCATAGACTTATTTCTTTTTAGACCTCTTACCGTTTTCATACTCGTTAAAATAATCGTGCATTTTATTTAACAACTCTTCTGCCTTATCAGGCGAGATGCTTCGTTCCGCACCGTCTGGGAATGGTCTGCCGCGAGAGTGCATAGGGCTTAACTTGTGCAGCTTGAATGGCGAT